AGCTCAATAAAGATTATGAAAATTCTGATACAGGTGGAATTAATAATGTAATGTTATTCGGAGAGAATAGTAAATCTTATATAGGAAGCCAGAATGGTACAGCAATTCTAGGAAATTCAGAAGGATATGAATTGAGATTGCAGACAGATGGCAATTTAGTTTTGTATAACACAAGTGGCGTAGCAGTATGGAATTCAGGAACAGCAAGAGGATAAGTGAAAGGAGAACGATATGGGAATATATGTAAGAAGAGGAATGGAAGCAGATTTTGACCCTGAGAAGATGAAACCGGGTGAATGGGCGGTAAGTATTAATAGTGACAGAAAGAAGCAGAAAATATGGATGTGCTTTGCACCAGGTGTTGTAAAGAGAATGGGAACATATGAAGACTTTGCAGACCAGATAGAAGAAGCAACAGATGAGATAAAGCAGAAGTACATAACAGTTTTTAATGAAATTTTAAAACAGATAGAAGATGATAAAAATGTTGCAGATGAGGAATATAAATACATTGTGTCATTTAAGAAAGCTTTGGACGATACTTACATACCTCAGATGACATCTTATGCCAGTGCGGCGGCTAACAGTGCAAAGGCAGCGGCAACCTCAGAGACAAACGCAAACACCTACAAGACCAATGCGGCATCTAGTGCGAGTGTGGCGGCAAGCAGTGCAAAGGCAGCGGCAACCTCAGAGACAAACGCAAACACCTACAAGACCAATGCGGCATCTAGTGCGAGTGCGGCGGCAAGCAGTGCAAAGGCAGCGGCAACCTCAGAGACAAACGCAAGCACCTACAAGACCAATGCGGCTTCTAGTGCTAATACAGCGGAAACTGCAAGGACAGCGGCAGAAACTTATAAAAATAATGCACAGACATATATGAATAATGCCAAGAGTTATATGGATGCGGCCAAAACAGCAGCAGCTTCCATAACAGGAGCATTAAAGCCTAAAGGAACAGTTACGTTTGCTAATCTTCCGAATATAAGCAGTGTTGAAACTGGTGCGATGTATAACATCAGTACAGCATTTACATCTGTTGAAAAGTTATTTAAAGATGGCGGAAAAATACAGTACCCAGCGGGAACTAATGTGTATAAAACGGAGGATGGAATGTGGGACTGCTTAGGTGGAGAACTAAGCGACTACTTGATGAAAGCGGATATTGATACAGCGGTAGAGGAAGCAATGCCAGATTACACTACAAGTTCAAGTTTGCAGGAATTGGTATCCGGAGAGAGTGTTAAATCTGCATTGGGAAAGATAAAAACAGCGGTTAAGAATGTCATAACGATAGTTAAATTACTAGGCAGCACCGACATAAGTAAAATAGGGAATGGGACTGTGACTGGAGCGATAAGTAATCATGCTACTACAATTAATAATGTTATAAATAAGCAGGCAACGGATTTAAGGGGTGTTAATACAAAAATTGATGAAGTTACAATGACAGCTGCGGCAAATAAAAAATTGTTAGGGAGTACAAGTATAAGCGGTATAGGTAATGGAACGGTTACAGGAGCAATAAGTATAATTAATAGCAATATTGGTGTAATAAACTTAGGATTTGATGATACAAAGGCAGACTCCTGGAAAGGTTTAATTGATAAAAAAATACAAATAATAAAATCTCAAAACAAAGATGGTGTATTTTTGATTCGAGGTGGTTGGAGTGGAAGAGAATACGGAATTACTATAGGACAGAGCATAAGTGGAGATGTTATAGTGTTTGATTTTTCGTCATATGCTATTTATGTAGGTATGAAGATGGCTAATGAAACATATCCAAACTATAGAATTTATAACCCGTCCGCTTATTAATATTATTTTGAATTCTAGGCATAGCTACATAAGTAGTTATGTCTATTAATTATATACTTTTTGCACTGTATTATGGTGCTTTATAAAACATAAAATCAGGGAGAAAAACAATGAAAATGATTAGAGCACCCAATAAGTAAAATTAAAGTAAATATATATAAATAAGGAGGAAACAAATGGAAAGAGCGAAAACAATTATAGTGGCAATATGGAGCATAATAATGAGTGCGTTAGGTATACTTGCAATACCTGTTATGTTATTAATAACCTGCAATGTAATAGATTATATAACAGGTCTTATAGCATCTAAATTTAGAAATCAGGAAATAGACAGCTATAAAGGAATAAGAGGCATAGCAAAGAAAATATGTATGTGGCTTTTAGTAGGAGTTGGTGTAATAGTTGACCAGCTCCTTTCTTATTCCGCAGATGTGGCAGGGATAACACTGCCATTTACATTTTTAGTAGCTTGTATAGTTGCTGTATGGCTAGTTTGCAATGAAATAATAAGCATCTTAGAGAATATAAATGATATAGGTGTGACACTTCCACCATTTTTACAGCCGATAGTTAAAAATTTAAAGAAACAGGTGGAGAATAAAGCAGTAATTAATAGTATAGAAAAAGATAATGAAAGCGAGGAATAGTTATGAAAAGAGGAATAGACATAAGCAGACATCAGGGAAATCTTGATTTTGATTACATTAAGGAGAATTTTGATTTTGTTATAATCCGTTGTGCCTATGGCAGTGACTTAAGCGAGGATGACAGCGAGTGCAGACAGTGTGATTCTATGGCACAGACATATATAGATGAATGCAAGAAGAGAGGTATTCCGTATGGACTTTATCTATATCAGTATGCTGGCAACAATGATGAATCGTTAAGCGAAGCTGCACATATCAGGGAATGGTATAATAAATGTAATCCAACAATGGGATTGTATCTTGATATCGAGGATGCAGACCGATACAAGGCTGAAAATGGCATTGATTATCATTATACACAGGAGCTTGCACTTGTATGGCTTGATGCTTTATCAGACATAACTGCAAAGGGTATCTATGCAAGCCATAGTTGGTTAAATGATTATATGAACGTAGATGAACTTATAGAACACGGTGCTCTTATCTGGGAAGCTCACTGGGATGATAATGGTGAGATCTGTGAAGATAAATTTGCTATGTCTCAGGAGACTAGTGACTATTATTTAAACGATGGCACAAGAGTAGATTATGACATTATGCGTGACGAGTTATTTGACAGACTTATACAGGCTAATGAGTATGATCACAGGAATGATAATATCAGTGCTGATGAGACAGATACAGAGCATTTACAGTATCAGATAGGAGATTATGTTGAGTATAATGCAATATATGCTTCATCAACATCAGAATCAGGACTTACACCATCACAGGGATTTAATAGTGGAACAATCACAAGGGTTATTCCTTGGGCGGCCAATCCTTACTTAATCAATGATGGAACAGGCTGGATTAATGATGGCTGTATTACATCTGAAGATAATTCAAATACTGAAAGCTCTGATAATGATATAAATGTTGGCGATAAGGTGCGTGTGCTTGTTAATGCTACTTACGATGGTGGTTCTTTTGCAATGTACTATGATGAATATGATGTATTAGAAGTTAAAGGAGACCGAGTAGTTATCGGTATTGGAGATGTTGTAACTTGTGCTATTAATATTTGCAATATCGAAAGAATATAA